TGGAGTTTGCAGATGTGCTACCCCGACATTATATAACCTAAAACCAGTGCGTCTACCATTCCGCCACTGGCGCATAATGTTTTCAAGGGTTTCCGTAGCTTGCATTACTGCAAACAACCCTCTTTGTCGTGGTTGACGTGCTAAATCACGACATAAGCACGACAATTTATCTAAACTCCAAATCTTTTCAAGAGCTAGTTTGAGACTTGCACGACTGCAGATAGCAGACAAGTTTTTATTCGGTAATTCGTTTTTAAACTTGTATGTTGCAGTCATCATCATCTCTTTATTTGCTACCCATATTATTTAGTTTCGCAGCAATGTTGGCATAACTATCCTTTGAGTGACGGAAGTATTTTTCCGTTGTACTCATATTATTATGACCAACAGTTTGTTGTATTTCAGGTAATGACATACCCGCTTTGTTGATACCATTACTAATAAAGGTATTACGAGTACTGTGAAATACGATAGCGTCATCACCACCTAAACCTATCTTTTGCTTTATTTCGTTAAAGCGATGGTTAATAGATGAAGATGTAAATGCAGACCCATTAAATTTAGTAAACAAAATGTCTGATTGGTTCTTTCCTTTTGAATACTTTTTAAAGATAGTCTGAGCCTTCTCACTAAGTGGGATACCCCTTTGTCTTTTACCTTTGGTTTCTTCAGCACGTAGCACAAGAATTGGGATACCATTAACTTCTTTTTTGTGACCCACGGTCAAGTTAATTATCTCACCTTTTCTCATACCACATTCTAAATTGAACTCCATTAGGTCAGCAAAGATGTGGTAGTCCGTATCATTAGACTGACGACATTTGAGTAAGAAGTCATCTACCTCTACATCCTCAAATGGTCTACGTCTTTTGTTTATCTCATTGAGTCTGTAAGTAGCTGCAAACTCATTAGGGTCGCCTAAAGGTCTTCCTAGGTTCCCCGTATCTTTCGCATGCTTGAGCATGTGGACTAATGAAGTAAGTACCCTATTCCAATATGCATTGGAACTTTTACTGGTTACTTTAGTTCTGGCATCAAAAATATCATCAGGAGTTATCTCACTGAGATGTTTATTGCCACCCATGATTTTTACAATGGTGTTGCCATTGATGTAGTTGGTGTCAGCTGTCGATGCTTTATTCTTTGCAAGCCACACCTGTTGATGTGTCTTTTCTAATGCAACAGACAACTTCCAACTTGTACCACTCGTAGTGTCATCGTCAAAAATAGGTAGACCGAGTTCTACTTTTCTCTCAATCCCCTCTTTCCACTGTTTAGCAAAACGAATGGCTTCTAGTTTTTCATCGTAAGTCTTAAACTTAAAAGTTTTAGCCTCACGTACTACCTGACCGGTAGTCTTGTTCTTCTTATAAACATTGGCTTGAATAGTATCACCACGTTGTCTAAGACCTTTTGGTAAGTCTACACCTTTACCCATTTATTCTCCCTTCTTAGTTGTGTATATGCAAGGTCATCCCTTGCCATCATTAGTCTTTTGCTTATTCCCATAGTTAATTCTCCTTTAATCTTGGAATAGCATTTTGCATATCTTGGAGCCTTTGGGTGTCAGCATCAACACTTTATTTCTAAAGTCTCTTTCCACTTTAATGTAGCCCAATGCACGACCACCTTTTTGGTAGTGTTCATCGGCAAGTGATGCTGCACCTTTGGAAATTGTCCAATCAGGTATGGAGTACTTCTTTTTGATGTCTTCCATTCTTGCAAAACCTTGGTTGTTAAATTCTGCTAATGCTAATTCATATAAAATAATGGATTGCACTAACGACAAAGGTTGTGAGGTGTTCTCTTTTTCGCTCACATGCCAAGATGTATTGTAAAGTCTTTTTAAAACTACACCATACATCTTAAACGTAGTTAGCTGACCGCCCATCTTAATGTTTTTCGTATTCATCATTACCTCCGTAACTGTAGAAAAAAATAAGGAGGTTCAGCTATTAAATTATGGTGATGTGGTGTAGCTGTTAGTGTAGAACCAAAATTCATATCTACCAACATTCCCCTTCCATAATCCAACTTCTTCTTTCCATATCTCAAAGGGTTGCGGTGATGACCACTTAATTAAGTGAATCTTCCAGAACCCTAGATTTATTTCTAATGTTTTTCGCATCTACTTTATGCTCCTTTTTGTTTATGCACAACTACTATTTGCAGTCATACTAGTTAATAAAAGGGTCTATAGGTTGATTTGAGAATTGCTGTTGATTAGCTTTGGTAATACCAAGGATGCTGCATCTGAAGCTAACTCAATAATCAAATATAAACCCAACGCCATGTGTGAATGACCACGTGTCATTGTTTGTTCTCCTTTTTTGGTTTAGTTATTTGACCAAGCGAATTATCTCCAAAGTCGGCTTTACCTATTGCTACATCAACACCGTTCATATCGGCTTTCTTGTCATTCCTCGGTTGATGTCCACGGTTGCTCTCGTTTACTACTTGTTTCGCTTCCGTGGCTTCTAGCTTCTCTATAATATGACTGAAGCTAGTGTTGCTAATCTCCTCCTTGATATAAGTGAAGTTATCGGCTTTCGAAGGTTCGTTGGCGTAGGAAATATGCCCGTCTTCCTGAGCATTTGTTTCACCGTTTATTAGTTTGTTATAATTATACATACTATATCTTGTGTTTCCTACTTTGCAGAGCCACTAAATGTAGACTCTGGTTACGTTATGACTATACAATCTATCGATTCATCTAGTCAAATCATTTTGTATTTAATTCCTAAAAGCTAGGAATTTCAAAGGGAATTTAGAGATTCCATCCACACCCATTTGGGTAATATTCACAGGTTTCTTTCGATTTTTTGCGAATATTCGTTTTAGTATCCCTAAAGTGGCACCTTTTATAATTATTATAAAATGTCTCGATTCGTTCTGTAAAGAACAGAATACGAACATCTGGGGATAATATCTAAAATTTATAGTTTGGGTCGTGGTTGTCGTCACAGTTATATTCCTAGTTTTACTATAGCACATCTGCAACTGAAAGTCAAGGGAAATATTTTGATTCTATAAGGATTTTATAAGATTACCCTTGGGTAATAGCAGAAGTGATTGAAGGAGGATAAGAAAGAATTGCTATTAGTCCAAGGGTAATACTACCACTACGAACAGAGATATGATTGGAACTACCGCTAGTTAATTTGCAAGGGACACTAGATAACCAATGATAAAATGCAGAAACACACAAACTGTTTTCCTTTGTTTTATTTTTAGTTAATAAAAGGTAGTTCCATATCATTCCTTGAGGGTAATATATATATTTGCATAACTGCAAGTATTAAATATGGTTTCTGTCGTGGCGGGTAATAAAAGGGGTAATAAAACGGGTAATAAAATCTATTAAAAAGAGTGGCTGAAGTTATGACAACTCCAACCACTTAAAAAATTAAATTTAAAAAAGTATTCTTTTATTGTTGTTTTGAATATCAGTAATAACCGTTTCAACATCCAAAGGAGTTGGCTCGCCTATATCTTTTAAAATGGCGTTGAGGCAGTCAATCCACCCTATGGAGTAATGCTCTTCAGCTAAGTCTCGAGAATGTTCCAACTCTTCAAAAGACTCTTGAAGGAGTTTATTAAGTGATTTTACCAATTCTTTTTTATTCATTGTTTTCACTTTTGCTTTCTAAAATGTTTTTAAATTCTTGTTTGTAGTCGTATCCATACTCATCAGACAAAAGACAAAAATCTTTTAACATTTTATCTAGTAGATTTTCATCTACTTTTTTTTGACCACCAATAAAACAGGCGTAGGTCAATGCAGTACTATAAATAGTATCTGTTTTGCTTTTTTTCATTGTTCCCCTCTTTCTTGTCTGTAAGTATGTTTAAAGGGTCATATTTGAGGATTGCCTCAAGCCCTCTATTAGAAAAATAAAATCTAATTTTTCTATAAATTAAGATTAGTTTTTTCATTTTTTTTTATATCTCCGTTCTTGATTGTCGTAAGCAATCATAAAGACCCCTTTAAGAGGTCTTTAAAATTGTTTAATGGCAATATGAGTATTCGAGCAGTTTAATGCTGTCTGCTTCTTCCTCTGAAATAAACTCATAAGACCATTCAAAGAAGTCGCAAATATCATTTAATGACATTTTATTAATACTCTCTTCGTCTTCTTCACTGTTTGCGGTGTAAGAGTGAAGTTCCCGCAAGTAGTCTCTAAGTTCTTCCAAGGAGTTAAAAAGCATATCTTCATAAACTCCTTGCTCGCATTTTCTTAAAACTTTCATTTTATCCCTTCTTGATTACTCAATAAGCAATCATAAAGACCCCCTATGGAGTCTTTAAAATTGTTTATTAGAAAATAAAGAGCTTTAAAAAAACAAGCCCATAAACAACAAAGAAAGTTATTGAAATAATAAAGTTAACTTTTGTTTTTTGTTTCATGCTGTTTTTACTTTGTTGTTGTTGTTGTTGCTCCACTTCTTGCGACTGCGTAAAATCCAACGGACAGCCGAGAGCGTTTCAAAGTCTTCTTTTGAATTTAATAAGCTCATTGAGATAGGAGACGACAACGCCTTTTCCATATTCTTCAATTCCCAAGTTGGGCGTTTGATGTATTGACTTATTAAAGGTGAACTCATGGCTAATTATTCCTATAAATAAAGAAGCCGTTGTATTCTTCCTCAACGCCATCATAAGAGTTAATAAAATGTCCTCTACCGTCAGACATCACTGCACACTTGACGAGGTGGTCAAAGTCTCTGATTAGACTTCTTACAGCATCATTTGAAGACTCGCAGAGTTCTTGAAGTTTGACAAAAACCTCTTCATCTACTGCAGAATGAGAAGCTAAAAAAGAAGGATTAAAACACCAAAGCGAGTCCTTGCAATAGTCATATAAAATGTCCTCAGCTTCATCATCTGTTAATACGTGATACTCACGACCTGCAACTTCAAAAAGGTTTGGGTCGTAATCAGTCGCCTTTATGTCTAATACTTCATCAGACTTAAACCCTTCGGCTTCAATTAAAAAACCTTTTAGGGCTTCAATACGTGATGAAGTGTCGGCTTTATCATCTTCAAAGGCTGTCATTAAATCAATTGCAATACTCATTTAATCCGCCTCCCCAACTCTGTAAGCCATTATTAAAAACATAAATATACCTGAACCCATGATGAGCAGTGGTAGCATCAAAGGAAAAGGATTAGTTAATAACTCAAAAAAACCCATACCAACTATGGCAAGGCTCAGGGTCATTACTGTTAGTCTTAGAAATGCAATCATAATAAAACTCCCTTCGTTGTATTTGCACAATTGCAAGTATAAATATATTCATTTGTTGCAGTTCTGCAAGTACTATATTTGTAGTTCTGCAAGTAATCCGAAGGGAACCCAAGGGCTAAAAAACTGATTAACATAGGGTAAAAGACAGGTGGTAAATTAAAAAAATTGGTTGGTTGTTGTCTTTATAATAAGAAATCAGCTCCAACTAGTTATGACAACTAGTACAGTTTGTTGATTGACAATACTTTTAATGTTGTTTGTCGTGTTTCTTGTCGTGATTGCATTACAAAAGACCCCCGCCACCCTGTTTTTACGTGGGGATATGACAAAGACCCGAAGGGGGGAAAATCAAAATTGTCATATACGTAGAGTCGCTCAGATTTTTGTCTTAAAACTTTTGGGCAAACAAAAGTAAAACTTTATACAACCTCCAAGAGACATACTGCAACGATGTCAGTTTGTATGCTCGGTTAGGTTTTCGATATGCACTCATTAGAAGTCATTAGGTAACTCACAGGTTACCTTGGGGGTCTATAGGTACTAGGAGGGGATAGGTAGGAGGAGTAATCCATAGGTATCTATAGGCAGTTCAAAGGGGGTATCCTTATAGTGGGGGTTAATTCAACTCCTTCATTACCCGAAACCAGTTCAGTTTATCCACGTGGTTGCCTTAGGTTTAACTCCAATAGCCGACTCCATAAATTGGTCTAATTCTTGGTCTATAATATCCCTTTTTCGCTCATAGATAGCGATGTCTGCATCTCTAGCCATTTGTTCTAGCCAGTAATTACAGGACATTTCAAGGGCATCTAGCCTATCATCGTGGGTTAAAGAGCCTTTTTCGTGGGTTAATCGGCTCATTTGGTAGAATAATTGGTACCTTAATCCTACCTCATTTTTGTATAATGATGTGGAATTGTAGTCATTTCTAATGACATCCTCATCTATGATTAGCCTATGTTGATTAAGTAAAGGTTCTAAGGTACCAACCAGTCGCTTTTCTTTAGCGGTGTTGTGCCTAACTTCTTCAATCGTACATTGATATTCTTTTCTCAAGAAGGGTTTAAGAAGTTGTGTGAACATTCCTTGACCAAAGTTGCTTTCCACGAGGATTGCATTGACTTGATGTCTTTTGGCAGCCTTAGTAAGTTTCATTAAAACTTCATCGGTAAAACCACCACCATAACCACTACATTCAAAAACAAAGATTTGTCCGTTTAAGAATTTAGTAATGCAGTATGAAGTTTCATCTTTACCTGTACCGGAAGGGTCAATACTCATTACAGACCCCGTGTAGTCTAATAGTTCCCCTACTTTGTCCATAGGTCTATAATAGTAATCTCCACTAATTCCAACACAAGGTAACTCATTGCATCGTAATTCAGGATTAGATGCCCACACGTATTTTTCATACGCTTTTTCTGGATTTAATGAGGTTACAACTAGGTCGGAAAGTTTAAGAGGGTATCTGTCACTATCACTTAATCTTGTATCTAATTGAAACTGAAGTGCAAACTGTGAACGACCATAAGAGGCTTCACGTTCTAATAAATCATCATCAGTAAATCTTTTGGGTTCTGTCGATTTACCTGTCAGTGTTTTATCTAACTCAATTGCATTTAAAATTAAAGGAGCAAGAGCGTGACCTAAATAATTCTTTTGTTTCTCATCAGGATACCTTGCAGTCCATACTCTCTTTTTATATCCACGTTCAGGTAAGATGTTGTACAAACTACTTTCACATTGAGGTGTACCTAAGAAAACTATTCGTGCATCAGGTTTAATAACTGATTCAAATTCTTTAACTGTTTCAGATAATCTATCACGCATCCCTTGGGTCATACTGTTGATAGGTGTTTCAATATCATCAGCAATAATAAGGTCAGCACGAGAACCTGTAATCTGTCCAAAGATACCGACAGACTTAACACTCGGTTGATGTGATGCTCTTGCAGGTTTTACATCAAAAGCAATCTTACTTTGTCTTTGACTATCGGAAGGACAAAGATGTTGGAGGATTGGAACTTCATACAACAATCTTAAACAGAATGTTGAGAAGTCATCAGAACGAGACTTACTGGCAGACACCACAAGGATGTTCATTTGAGGATTAAGATATAATTGATGCAGAGCAAAAGCAGATGTAATCCAACTTTTCCCAACACCTCTAAAACCCTCTATTATCAACCTTTTTTCATTACTTTGTAAGTAACTCGCTATGTCATATTGAATAGGTGTAGGCTCAGGAAGTCTTAAATGTTTCCATACAACATATAAAAAATTTCTAAAATCTAAGAGTTTATCTTGCGATTGTTTCTTTTTCGTCTTCTGTGTCATCTTCAGAGTTAAATGGAAGTTCATCCACTAAGTGTTTTAAGGGAGAGTCATCCACTGCTAATCCTTCAATGCCATTATCTTTAAGAAACTGTCGAGCCACATTTAAGATACTAGCCTTTTCTTCTCCACTTTTAATTCTTGTAAGAAGTTCTTCTGCTAAAGTTTTATGTAACTCTTCTAATATTTTTTCCATATTACCAAATAATTGTGCCTAGCAATCTTCCAAAATAATAAAAAGAGAAAAGTGTTAATGCTAAGAAAGCTAAATAACCTACGATTGCTAATAAAGTATAATTCCAGTTTTGATTGTTCATTTCACCAATAGTCCAAATTTAAATATTGTAAATACTGCAGCTATCATTGCACCAAATATAAAGATTGCTCTAATACCACCCTTCCCCATATTTACTTGTTCCTTTAACTCTTCGATGTCCTTAGTATTTTTTTCTAAATCTTTATGGACTTCATCGAGTTTACTGACTAGTAGGTCAACTTTTTGGGTGAGGGTTAATTTTTTAGGCATTGTTTTGTTGTTGTTTTAAATGTCTATCCAAAGTTCTTTGAATTTCCATTTTCTCTTCGTAGGCTTTTTCTAATTTATCTAAAGCTACGTGATAAGATTTTCTTAAATCTTCGTGATTTTTAATTAATTGATGTATATCAGCAGGTGACATTCCTCTCCTTTAATGTAATTGATTGTTTTTAGTTAGTTAGTTGAAATTATTTTGATAGAGCATCTTGCTCTAATAACCACATCAGTCTATCGAGTTGTCTATCCATCTCATCATACTTATGGTGCATAGACATTATCTTTTCCATATCTTCTTCATTACTAGCAACACGACTATCGAGTTTACTAATAAACCAAACTAGCGAAGCAGACTGAACTGCAATCGCTAGAATAATTCCGATAGTCTTAGAGTCTATATTCATTACTTCTTCTTAGCTTTAGCTTCTTCTTTTTCTTCCTCAGGAAGATTGTTTTTCAGAATATTCGTATAGTGTTCAGCTAATACTTTAAGGTTTTCCTTTTCCATATTTAACTGAGCATCTCTGTTGCTGATGTTATTCAGTTGAACGAAAGCAATCTTGCCTTCAGTGTTCATCTTTGTTTCATCATACTTTTTATCTTCAAGTGTAAACATTGTTACTCCTTATTATTATTAGTTAGACCAAGGTAAACCAGTAGCTTCACTTGCGTTCTTCGCTATCTGAGCATCTACCTTAGCAGTTCTGTCAGACTCTATTTCTGCTTTCTTATCGCCTAAATCTTCCCATACCCAACCTAAAACTGTTTCTTCAGTTAAGTTGGCGAATGGAATGAAGTTAGGAGAGGAAGCATCATAAGAGTCAATCTTGAGTTCTCCACCTTCCACAGCAGTTTCTCCAGTATCAGCAGAAGCTCTTAGCTCCCACTTCACTTCCAGAACACCACCATCATTGGGATTGTGTTTCATATCAAGGACTTTCCATGTAGTTGTTACTGCCATTTTTTACTCCTTATGTTGTTGGTTTCGTAGGAAATACCACATCATCTGGATTAGATGTAGATGAGGGTAAATCTCTAAGTTGTTGTCTATAGGTACTCATCTCTGTTGTCATGTTGACATCGGATAGAGCATAGAAATCTGTTTCTGCTAGGAGTTTGTTTCTCTTTTCTCTAATATCAAACCATTTCGCATCTACTTCTAACTCAGATAACTTAGCAGTTACTTCTGCATAAGTTACTGGTTTTGTATCTGTAAAAATAGCTAGGTTATTTTCATCAGCACCAGAAATAAAACGAACATTATTATCCCAATCAGATTGAGAATTAACATTTCCGTCTATAACAAATTCATAATCACCTAAAGCCTTAATGGCACTTTCTATATTTGCTATCATGGTAAAATCTCCATTAATGTAATTGTTGAAATTGGTCTTGCTTGGTCACGAGTTGTATCATTTCCATTACTAGACGTTCTATTAATATATACTGAAAGTCCACTTTGTCCTTCCCAATACATAGAATATGTGGTGGCACTCGTTGTGCTTGGACTGTCTAAATACTCATAATAAACTGGGAACATCCAATGTATGTTATCTGGAGATATTCTTGCTGATACTTGCTGTCTAACTCCGTCTGCATCACCAACACCTATAACTGTTCCACCTCTGTATGCTTTAAAGGTTACAGTGGAACTAGTATCTCTACCTATATACATAGCTATTTTAACCAAAACTTTACTAGAAGTAGATGAAGGAGTTATAGAAGCAGTTAATCCACTAATTTGAGTGTAACTAGAACTGGTTGTTGAAGATACACTTCCTTTAACAGTTTGAATTACTTGACCAATCTTCCCCCCACTAATACCTGTTAATGCAGAACCATCACCTTGAAACGCAGTGGCTTTGACTGTTCCGTTTACATCTAGTTTTTGAGTGGGTGAAGTAACACCTATTCCAACATTTCCTGTAGATGGTTTAAAGTGTAATCCGTTTCCACTTCCATCAGATAAAGCTAAAGTGTCAAAAGCATCCCAATAACTTACATATGCTTTATCAGTTCCATTCTGTTTAAAAGCAATTTGT